ATTCTCAAACAACGAGAATATAGTAAGAAATATTACTGGTCTAATAAAGAAAAAATCGATGAAAAACTTAAACAAAAATACCACGAACAAAAGAAAAAATAATTATATTATATATTGTACTACTAATTTAATAAATGGTAAAAAATATATAGGTTCTACATGTAATAATTATAATTATTATTTAGGTAGTGGAGTTTTATTAAAAAATGCTTTTAAGAAATACGGTAAAGAAAATTTTATTAAACAAGTATTAGCTGAAGTTGACTCATATGATATAATGAGAGAACTTGAAGAATATTATATAGATTATTATAATGCTTATAAATCTTCTTTATTTTATAATCTTAGTAATAAAGGAACTGGATTACCTGAGGGTACTAAATTAGGTTTTAATCCTAAAAAGAATAAAAATATTAGTTTAAGTAAAATAGGGAAAAAATTATCAAGATATCATTGTGATAAAATTACCCAAGGAAAATTAAATAAAGGTAAAAAAGTATTACAATATGACCTAGAAAATAACTTCATAAAAGAGTGGAACACAGCTAAAGAAGCATGTTTATTTTATAATTTTAAAGATCTAAATGGAGTAAGTGCATGTTGTTTAGGTAAACAAAAAACAGCATTTGGTTATAAATGGAAATATAAAAACAATTAATATGAGAAAAATAAAATTTGATACCTGTATTGTAGGAACAGGAAAAGCAGGAATTGACTTTTCAGCTAAATTAGCCCAAAAATATAATTTACCTACTGAGCAGAAGAGTGTCCAGTTAGGGGTGAGATTTGAAAGCCCACAAAAATATTTTCAGAAATTAATTGATGTGTCATACGATTTCAAATTATATCAAAAGTTTGATAATGTATCATTAAGATCATTTTGTACTAATAATAACACTGCTTACGTGGCTCCAGAGGTTACTTATGGGGATGTAACTTTTAATGGTCATGCTTTTAAGGAAGATTCTAAGATCAATAATATGACTAACTTTGGTATTCTGATGGAAATTAAAGGTATTGAAAATCCATTTGAATGGAGTAGGAATGTTATTAAAAAATGCCAAATAGGTGGAAAAGGTATTTATTATTCTCCTTCACGCAAACCATCATTAACATCAGAAGGAACAGAAATGCCGTGTTATCAAGTGGATTCATTATCAATATTTAAAGAAGTATACGGAGAATATGCCAATTATATTATCAATTTTATTGAAAATATGAAAAATATATTCCCTGACCTTAAAGATGACTGGGGAATATACATTGGAGAAGTTAAATATCTTTCACCCGAACCTCTTGTTAATTATAATAACTTAAGTCTTACAGGATACTCTAATGTATATTTCGCTGGAGACGCTCTATCAGCAAGAGGTATAACGGTATCAGGAAGTCAAGGGATTTACATCGCAGAATATTTATTAAAAAATGTCTAAAACCGGAATATATAAAATAACATCACCCTCGGGTAAAGTATATATAGGCCAGTCTATAGATATAGATAAAAGATGGGAAGGTCATAATAAATATAATGGGATAGGACCTAAACTAAAAAACTCTTATATTAAATATGGATTTAATTCGCATACTAAAAATACATTAGAAGAATGCAGTATCGAACAACTAAATGAACGTGAAATTTATTGGAAACAATATTATTTAAGTATATATGGGTGGGATAATGTATTATTTTGTGAATTATATGATAATGGTGGAGGACCAAAATCTAAAGAAACCAAATTAAAACAAAGTGTATCCCAAAAAGCAAATCTTGCAAAACCTGAAGTAAAAGAAAAAAGAAAAATAAATTGTACTCTCGCAGCTAATAGACCCGGAGTACAAGAAAAAGCAGTAGCTAATACGGATTGGATAACTCGAGAAATAAATAGATTAAAATCTATGGATTACTCAAAACTTAAAAAAGCGGTTCTTCAATTTGATTTAGATGGTAATTTTATTAAAGAATGGAATGGTTTTATTGATATAAAAAAAGAATTAAATTATGATCAATCTACCATCCGTAAGTGTTGTAAAAAACAACAAAAAACAGCTTATGGTTTTATTTGGAAATATAAAGAATAATTTTTACATTGCTGAAGCAATTCTTTCAAATTAATAACATATTTATACGTATATGAAACAATCAGAATTAAGACAACTAATTAGAGAAGAAATAAAAGGGGCGTTGATTAATAATCCAAATCAAAAATTAAAAGGTAAAACTATAGAATCATTTAAAAGTAATGGGGATAGTCCTTCTTCGAGTACATCTGATACTAGTGATAATGATTTATTTACTGCTGAATATAGAAGTAAGAAAATCAAAATTGAAGGAAAATTTTTGAAAAGGGGTCAAGAAAGAAATTTGCTTCAAAAACTTAAAAAGTTTAATTTAGGTTCAGGACATGAAGAAATGAAACTTTCAAAAATTGACGATGATAATTTTGTTTTTCGTTTAGAAACATATAGTGGTGGTCCAGTTCAAACTATATATTTTGAAAGAGTAAAATAAATAAAGGATATACAGTTACATTTACTGATGGTACAAGTATAATTATCACTGGAGCCTCCTCTGGGGTTGCTGGGGATGTATATATTAACTCCAATAATTAATTTAAAATTTTTTTAAATCTCAAGAAGAGCTTGGTAATCCCAAGCTCTTTTTTTATCTTTATATATAAAGAAAAATAAAATGAATACAATTATAACACAAATTCAAAATGATTTTGTAAAGGCTTTGAAAGAAAAAAATGAAAGTGCTAAGCGTGCTTTAAGTTTTCTCAAATCTAAATTAACTGAAGTTGAAAAAACTAAAAAAGGAGTTAATTTAGAGGATAATGATGTTTATGATGTTGTATCTAAACTTATTAAACAAAGAAAAGAATCTATTGAAATTTATACTAAAGTAAATCGTTTAGATTTAGTTGAAAAAGAACTTCAAGAATTAAAAATTATTTCAAATTATCAACCTGTTCAATTTTCCTTTAAAGAAATTCTAGATATTCTTATAGTTTATTATTCTAATTTAAAAAAAAGTAATTTAAAAGGATCAGCACTTGTAGGTAATATGGTAGGTTTATTTAATAAATCTTATAAAGGAAGAGCTGAATTGAATTTAGTTAAATCTATTGCAGAAGATATAGTATCAGAAAAGAATTTTCTAAATGGTTAAGAAAAGAGTAATTAAACAAATAGTAATTGATTATAAAAATGCAACCCCATTCGAAATTTGGGAAGGAGTTAGAGATAATTTTATATTTGGATTTCTAGGAGCTATATTAGTAGTTTTTATATCTAATAAAATAGATCTAGGAGTCCTTATAGGATATTTAATGTATTATTCTTTTACAGGAAAAATTATAAATAGACCTAAATATGTAACTGATCTAGGAAAATTAATAGTATTCCCCGTACCTTCAGCTTTAGGAGCTTTTTGTGGATATAAATTACCTTTTTTAATAAATATAGGTCTTTAACTTAATTTTGACATATGTATGAGTAACCAAACTCTTATCTATGTTTAAATTAAGCCCTATATTGATTATTTTATCTACTACAACTGTATTTTCGTTTTTATTAACTTATTTTTTAGACCTCACAGCAACTAATACTGAACAATATATGGCAGTAATTAGTGTAATGTTTTTAGATGGGGTATTTGGAATGATTGCGGGCTCTAAACGAGAAGGATTTCAAACTCGCAAAGCTCTAAAAGTAATAAGAAATACATTTGTTTGGATAAGTATATTAACAGTTATATTAATAATGGAAAGAGGCATTCAAGGGACTTCATGGTTAAGCGAAGTTATTTTAGCTCCCTTTATGACACTCCAGATTATATCTATATTAAAGAATGCTTCAATGGCAGGTTATATTAAAGTTTCAGTATTAAATGAAATTTTAGATAGAATTGATAAACATAAAGGGGATAGACAAGTTTGATAACTTCAATCTCTTTTCATATATTTATATTCACAATTAAATAAAAATAATGAAACTACACGAATTAAAACAAATCATTAGAGAAGAGGTTAGTAAAGTTCTTAAAGAAGACAATCCTTTAGACTCTCCTAAAAAATTAGCTAAATACATAGCAGGTGATTTCTCCCAGGACATCATCCCGGGTTCTGAAAAATTTATATATGGACCTGATGATGAAGGGACATATCAGTTAAAGTTTCTATTATCATTAGAAGTTTTAAAAGGATATAATACTCCCGAAGAATTTAGAAAAGCCTTACAAGACTCAATAGGGGGCTCATATTATAGTGGCCCTGGTGGAAGTTTTAGTAAAACTTCAGTATCCTTTGAAAAAGAACAAAAAGGGAAATTTATTTTTCAAGTTTGGACACGTGGTGGGTATGATATTTAGATTATAAAACTAAATCTCAAGAAGAGCTTGGCAATCCCAAGCTCTTTTTTTATCTTTATATATAAAGAAAAATAAAATGAATTGTTACTTAGATGATTTCATAAAATATTCTGAGGAAGAAATCCAAAATAAAATTTCTAAACTTAAACCTATAAAATATAATAAATTTAGATGGTGGAGATTATTTGAGGATGAACATGAACCTTTAAGTAAAAGAGAACCGCTAGAAAACCGTGTTTTAAACAATGACTTTGAATTCCCAACGTTTATATGGCAAGCGCAATATGTATTAATTCAAGCACGAAAAAAATTAAATTTAAACAAAGATACGTTATCAGAACAATTTGAAAAAACCTCTTTAGATTTAGCACGATATAGAAAACTTATGCAAGATCAAGAAAGAGAAGAATCTAAAAGATTGAATGAATTTATGGAGGCTTTTAAAGAAACCTTTAACATATCTCAAGAAACCCTAGATGAAAAACTGAATTTATGGTTTGGAGATATTAAAGGTTTTTATTATTATATGTCTCATAATTATAATTTGTCATCAAAAGAAAATAGAAAATTAAATAAAAAATTTTTAAATGGTAAAAATAAGTCATGAAGTACCTCTATGTCTGTTAGAGGATAGTAAAAAATTCAATGATTACCAATATGCTTTGGTACATTTATTAGAAGAAAATGAGGAGTACCGAAAATTCTTTTTGAAATGTAAAGAAGAAGGCATTCCTATCTATTTAGATAATAGTCTACATGAATTAGGATATGCTATCGAAGGGGATATTTTATCCAAATGGATCTCTATTCTAGAACCTGAATGTGTATTTATACCAGATTACTGGGAGGATGCTCTTAATTCTATGCTTAAAGCTAAACAATGGGTAAATATAAAAGTTCCTAACAATACTCTTAAAGTACCTGTAGTACAAGCTTTAAATTATGAAGAAGCTAAAATAGTATATGATTATTATAAACATTTAGGTTATACTAAAATAGCGTTTTCATATGGGGCTAGTTATTATTCTAAAATGTTTGGTTATCATCCTAATACTTCATTACAAAAAGCTATGGGACGTTTAAATGTTATATGTAAATTATGGGGAGAGGAAGTTATTAGAAATGAAGATAAAATTCACCTTTTAGGAACAGCTTGTCCTATAGAATTTAAATTTTATAACTTTCCCTTTATTGATAGTATTGATACTTCAAACCCAATTATGGCAGCTTTAGATGGATTTAAATATAATTCTAAATGGCCCGATCATTCTAAACCAAAATCTAATATGAATGAATGTTTTGATATTTTAAAAGATCAAATTGATATAGATTTAGTAAATTATAATGTTGGACAATTTAAAAATTTAATAAATAAATAATATGTACATGAGTGTTGATATTGATTTAGATGATGTATATATCTATTTAAGACCAGCGGATATAATTACTTTAATATCATGGTTAGAGGAAGATGGTCATTTAGATGATAAGTTTGAAAAAATAGATTCATCTTCTAATAATCCAACTTTAGGAGAAGAGATGTATATAGAAAAAATAAAAAACTTATTAAAAGTTTATCATCGTTTAAGTAATGAGGATGAAGAGTTATTATTAAATCTAGCAAAAAAGTATGAATAAAGTTTATAAAATAAGAAACAAAGAAGGATTGTTCTCTACTGGAGGAATGTGTCCTTCATTTACAACTAGAGGTAAAGCTTGGGGAGCCTATTGTGATGTAATGAATCATTTAAGTATAGCTAATAAAAATAGATATAAAGGATGCATCTTGATGGAATTTAATGAAATAGGTTTAAAAGAATATTCTCTAAATGATAAAACTTAAATTAATATTAGAAAAATTAGTATCTGAGGTAGGAGATTTAAACAACATTGAATCTTATTCTTATAATGATAGTCGTTTCAGAACAGAAGAGGGATGGGAAATAAATGTTTATTTTCAACTTTACAATGATGAAGAATTAGAAATACTTAACCTAAAAGATATGTTAGGTTCTTCTGTATATAACATTGTGTTTAGTGTAGAAGGAGAGCAATCACAATATCAAAAATCTTCATTAAAAACATACTTTAAAATAATAAAAACAGTATTCAACATATCTAAAGATTTTGTAAAATCAAGAAAAGTTGATGGACTAACATTTTTCGCAGCAGATAAAAAAGGTCTTTTTAAAACCGACTCACAAAAAGATAAATTATACAAAGCAATTGTAATGAATTCTCTGAAAGAACTTCCAAATTGGATTATGAAAGACATAGAATTAGACAATTTTAAAGGTTTCATGATATATAATAAAAACAATGAATAAAAATAACAAATTTGCAGTATTATCACTAAGTGGTGGTATGGATAGTAGTACTTTATTACTTAGATTATTGTCTGAGGGTTATAATGTGACTGCACTTTCTTTTGATTATGGTCAAAAACACAAAGTTGAACTTGAAAGAGCAACTGAATTAGTTGAATATCTAAATAGACATAATATGTCTGTTAAACATCAAATTATTGAACTAGAGGGTTTAAGTACTTTATTAAATTCAACTTTAGTTGAAGGGGGAAATGAAGTACCTGAAGGACATTATAAGGAGGAAAACATGAAAGAAACTGTTGTTCCTAACCGAAATAAAATATTTAGTTCAATAATTCAAGCAGTAGCTTTATCAATAGCAAATGAAAATAAAACAGAATGTATTATTGCTTTAGGGGTACATAGTGGTGACCACTCAATTTATCCAGATTGTACTGAAGCATTCAGGAACGCAGATGAATATGCATTTAAAATAGGAAACTGGAGTTCAGAATTAGTAAATTATTACACTCCATATATGGAAGGAGATAAATTTTCTATTTTACAAGATGGAGAAAAATGTTGTACTCAATTAGGATTAGATTTTAATGAAATTTATAAACGTACAAATACAAGTTATAAACCGATTTGGATTCCATTTCCTGAAAGTACATCTAGAGTAGAAGAAGTACATAGAACTAAATTTGGAGAGTGGTATTCAGATTATAAATCAGCATCTTCAGTTGAACGTATAGAAGCTTTTATTAAATTAGGTCGCCCTGATCTTGTAAGTTATGCTGATGAAACGGGTCCTGTAGAATGGGAAACTGTGTTAAAACATGTTAAATCTATTCTTAACCCATATTAAAATTTGGCGTTTTCCTATATCTTATTTATATTATGGGTCGTAAAAGGAAAAAATATATCGAACCTGAAGAGTTCGTAGTAATGAATAAAAATGGTGAAGTATTTGTGGGACTTCTATATGGAGTCCCTTACTTTTCTTTGGATTGGTCTTTAGCTAAACCATTAGAAATAAACCATACTAAAATATTATTACGAAATAAAGATAACGAATTAATAAAAACAACAGATTTATGAAACAATTATGGTATTTTTTTAGTGAATGGTGTCAACCTTGTAAAACACTAAGCCCTATTATGGATAGCCTTCAAAGACAAGGAATCCCTATTAATAAACTTAATACAGATTATACACCAGATGTAGTTACTAAGTATAATGTTAGAAGTGTTCCTACTGTTATCTTAGTAGAGAATGGTGCTGAAGTTAGAAGATTTGTAGGAGTGAAGAGTGTAAATGAAATTTTAAATTTTTATAATGGCTGAGTTTTCTAAACAATGGTGTGAAATGAACCCTGAACTTGGATTCGAACCTGATTTTGATATTGTTGAAATATTTAATAATTTAGATGAAGGGTATTATGAACCTATAATATGTGAAGGATTAGGTATTTTAGGAATTGCTAAAGAAAATGGCAAATTATTAATAGCTAGAAGAAATCAAATAACTGAAGAAGTAACTTGGGAATTAGGAGATTTTTTATTATTTTAATATTATGAAAAAGTTTCAATCAACAAAATTATTTGATGGGTATTCAGCATGTTTTCGTCAATGGAGAGCAGAAGGTACTCATTGTCGGTACTTACATTCATATATTGTAAAATTTGAATTAATTTTTTCTCATGATAAGGATGAGAATATATTCAAAATGTATCCTAAATTTGATATTCATTTGAAAAATTGGTTTGAAAGTACATTTAACCACAAAACATTTGTAGCTCAAGACGACCCTTATCTAGAAACTTTTAAGAAAATACATGATGAAGGTATCATACAATTATCAATATTAGAACAAGTAGGATGTGAAAGATTTTCTGAATATGTTTTTAATAATGTTAAAAATATAATCAAAAGTTTTGAAATAGACTTAAAATTATTGTCCGTTGAAACTTTTGAACATGATAAAAATAGTGCATTATGTTTTGAGATAAAAAATAAATCTAAAGAATGAAAAATTTTCAATCAACAAAATTAGTAGACGGATTTTCAACTTGTTATAGAAACTGGAAATCTACAGGTAAAGATAAATATTTACATGGAAGTGCTTTATCATTCAGAGTACGGTTTGAAGGAGAATTAGATGAACGTAACTGGGTAGCAGATTTTGGTTTATTCAAAAGGGCAAAAACTACCATAGACGGAAAATCTCCTAAAGATTATTTTGCATGGTTGTTAGACCACACAACTGTTATAGATGAAAATGATCCTTATTTAGAAATATTCAAGCAAATGGATAGAGATGGTATTATTCAGTTGAGAATACTTCCTTTTACAGGATGTAAAGGATTTGCTGAATTTATATATAATAAAATTAATGATTTTCTTTTGGTAGAAACAGAAGGAAGAGTTAAAGTTGTTGAAGTAGAAGTTTATGAAAATAATTAAAAATGGATAGTTATAAAATGCAATCATTATTCGAATTCTTAGGTTACCCTGCCGGAAAAGAATTAGGTAATAAAGTGTATTTAGATGCATTAAAACAAAAGGTTACTGTAAGTGAACGTAATGTTAAAAATAAAAGATATGAAGGAAATGTAAAAATATATCCAACATACTTCTTAGAAATATATTTTAAAAATAATAAATGAAAACAGATAATTTAATAATATCAAGTGATTTTTATAGCGTACAAGGAGAAGGGATTTCATCTGGGATTCCTTCTTATTTCATAAGGTTAGGTCTATGTAATTTAACCTGTGGTATGTCTCGTCAATTTACTAATAAACTTATAAAGGAAAGATCATTAGAAAATGGAGAAATCTTTGAAGGGGATTTAGTTAAAGAAGGAAAAGCTACTTGGACATGTGATAGTACTAGTCAGTGGTTGTGGAGAGGTGAAAGTAAAGAATTCCAATATTTAATTGATCGTTGGAAGGAAGAAGGTATTTATGAAGATATTAAAAATGGTAATATTCATATAATTTGGACAGGTGGTGAACCTACATTACCATTTCATCAAGAAGCTATTAGTAATTTTACAGACTATTGGTTCAAAGAACACATATGGAAGTTTGATAGAAAAGATTGGACTCCTTATTATGAAATAGAAACCAACGGTACTATTGTAATAGAGGATACACTATTTGAATACCTCCATCAAATCAACTGCTCACCAAAGCTATCTAACTCAGGTATGACTGAGAAGCAACGTATTAGTCCTGAAGCGATTAAACGTATTATGGAACATGAAAATTATCAATTTAAGTTTGTAATTTCAAATGAAGATGATATATTAGAGATGTTTAGAGATTTTATTGAACCTTTTAATATTCCATTGAGAAATGTAGTTTGTATGCCAGGAATGGATTCTCAAGAACAGTTCCACGAACGTACTCAATGGGTTTTAGAAATGGCTAAAAAGTATAAATTTAGAGGTCTTACAAGACTACATATAAGTGCTTGGGATCGTGTAATTAATGTTTGATTTTTGTTAATCCCATATATTTATATGTATAACATATAGATTATGGGAAAGAAATTAACAGCACAAGAC